GGGTACGTCATGTCTAGCCAGTTCCTGGTCTGTTCGTACCGCTACGCGGGAAGGTTTATCACCAACCCACACAGTATGGTAAACCGTCCTAAAAGAACGGCGACGGCGCTCGCGAGCAAAACTCGGGAGCGTCGACGAACTGACAGATAAGCAACCACAATGCCGTCTCTCGACGGTATTGAACAACCACAAAAGGAGTCCACCAATATGTAGTACTGGCTTGTCCTCGGTGGGGTAATACAACTCATACCGTGGCGCGTCCCCTGTTACCAGGGAAACGCGGGAAGTCAAGTCGCTACCACCCCACAAAGATTGCGGGATATATGCCCGCGCGTATTTCATGATGAGAGCCTCAAATCGAGGATCAACCACTCCAATCTCGCGGCTTGACCAGCTGGTAAGCTGATTAAGTGTAAGCATAAGGTCGCTTATCGACCTGAACGGTGCCCTTATAAAGAAAGGAGTCACGTCCAAGCCACCGTGCCAATGTTTCCCGCAGGATTCACGAAAAACACCATCCCAAAACGATTTGTCAGGGTTAGTGCGGAATCCGCAAAAAGCGAGAGCGCTGACGAGATCGTCAGCCATCGAAGACGGCGCGATAATATCGTCGCCGTACACGGATATTTTGCCTCTGAAGCCGCCGAAGTAGGCAACGGTCCTTGTGATCGCGTAGAAGAGCAAGCTCTCTAGCTCAAACGTGAAACCATTACCCATCGACGAGAACATCTCGTTGTTGTGGAATGTCCCATCAATATCGGTCAATGGTGACCGTAAGAGGTTCATATAATAGAACCAATCATCAGGGACGCACCGCCGAACCAGTTCGGTGGTCAACGAGTCACTCGCGGAGGAGAGGTCGAGGGTCAAAAGAGACCCATCGACAGAACCTACACGGGCTAGTTCCTGGTTAATTTGCTGGTTGTTCAGGTCGATACCCTTCCTTCGCAGGAGGGTGCGTATCTGGTTACCCAGCGCCTTTTGGAGGAACATGTTGAGATCGGGCTCTTTACAAGCGCATCGATCTATCTCAGAGTTCTTAGGAACTGTGAACATGACATTACCTTCGACTATCCTGGGTTCCAACCCAGAATCCCCAATATGGGCAGCCCATCGTGTTCCACGATTTATCGCATGAAACAGAGGTAGGGCGGATCTAGTAATGTCCGCTTTGTCGAGGAACTTCACGGCTGGATGGCCGTGACGTCGACCTTTACTGGTTGATGCCCCCCCCGAGAAACCGCCGTTTGCGATATCAAGAGAAGGAGTCCAAGGTAGGACGTCTGCAACAACAGATGACACCTTGTCCAGGAATCTCTTCGCAGAGACTCCCGGCAAGACATGCACACTTGACGACTGACCGGCTTTCACCAATCGGTCATTAGTAATTGCATTGCCCGTTTCGGTGGCGAGCCATTTTTCAATGGCCCGCTGTCGTCGAATACCAGCAAGACCAGCATCCAATTCCGTGAACTTAGATAAGAACACGGAGGATAGATACTGAGCCTTTACGGACTTATCATCCTCCAAAAGGGAAGATAATTCGTCCAAAAATTGACTGGTAACGATCCTCGGGAGAAGTTTGTCCGCCGTTGGCGGGTGTAGCTTCCGGGGTGACATAGGGTTTAACCTCTTTGTCGGAGTACAGCACTGCGGTGCAGCCGGACAAGCCGAACAACACCAGCGCCCATAAGATAGGGCGGAAGGGAGTGAACATTCGTTAGAACGCTACTACGAAACGACGAGGACCGTTAGGCCCCGTACACGCCTTCGAGGTCGACCACCGTTTTGTCAACGAGGGTCTTCGTCTTGGCGAATGAGTCCTGGAGCATCCCAACAAGGTTGTTCCGCTCCAGGGTCGTCGAATCAGCTGCGAAGCTGAAATCACACGTAGCGTACGCGACGCGAGTCACGACGGCCTTGGAAACTCCATTGACCGTTTGATTCTCGACGACGGGTACCTCCAGCTTCACCTTCGCGGCATAACGGCCGTTGGCCGTCTTTCGCGAAGATACGCTGTACTTCGAGTCACCGACCTTTGTGCCGTTGGACTCGACGACCGTACCGACACCGCCCGTAACATTGGACGGAGTAAAGGTGTGGTCGACAGGGGTAGTTGCTCGATCCTTGAGGACCAAGTTAGCAAGAGCAGGCATAGCCTACCTCCAGATTTGTCTTAAGAGCGCCATGGCGCTTAAGAGGTGAGTTGTGGAAAACGGGTTCTTGTAGTACAACATGGGAACGGGGAAGCTCGAAAGCTTCGTACGTTCAAATGCATGCACTCGCGTTCTCGTGAAGTGTGTACAAGATACTGTTTTGTTGACAGCATCAGACACCCACCGTGGTTCGACACGAATGTCGGATTCCACGACGGTACCACGGTACCCGTCGATGAATGTGACTCCAAGCCTTGCGGCTAGAGCCTCTAATACACTCCCAACCGGAAGGAACCAATCAACTACAAATGAGTAGGGGACCAGCTCCCAAGCAATTGAGAGAGGGTTTATCAAACCGAGCTGGTTTAGCTTGGAGAGATCCGAGTCGTTCACTCTGTAGTAAAGCTTGATAAAGTCTTTACGTACAGAAGTTCCCTGCGTCGATTTTCTGTCATTGTCAGGACCATTATCGATCCTGACTGTATCAGTGATGACGCGCACGGACGATGCGATTTGGGCCTCCTTGCGGAAGCCGTCCTTCAACAACTCGTAAGTGTCGTAGGCGTCGCCCATCATGGGCAACCACGCATATTGGTACTCAAGCCACCTCGAGGAAGTGGACTTGCTGATATGGCGCCTTTTGACAGGCACCTGCAGCGCTCTTGCGACCCCCCGCCAATTGCCGCGTTTTGCGGCGATCACTGCGGAGGCAAGAGAGCGTACCGTTTTCGCCAAATGATTAATTGTTTGGCGACTCTCGGCTAGTGCCTCACCATACGACGCCTTCTTATCGCCGACCTTCAACATCACTTCGGTGTTTAACCGATTGACGGTGTTGATCGACATTTGGTTGGGTCGTAGGTTTGCCGCATTCACGTGAGGTCCCGGCGCACGCTGATTAGCGTTGACCGGAGGTCCTTCGTAAACTCGGCTGAGGCGACCTGTGGTACTTGAGTGGTCTACTCGTCGCCCAAGGGCGACGGAGCACAAGCTCATCCCGGTCCAGTAATTGGAAACGGGTTTCCACAGAGTCCCAGTAGGAACGAGAACTCGGGGCTTATTCCGCGACATGTTGCCGCGGGCGCCATAGGTGAGATTTCTCTCACCTCCGAGATAAGACGTCACAGAAGAAACCGTGCCGTCAGAACGATACTGCGTCAGTTCACCTTCCCGAATCTCGGAGCGGTTTATAATGCCGCCCGGGAATCCGGGGCGTGGGACTGATATAGCCATCGCTCGTTCCTCTATTAGAATGAATGAAGTCCAGGTTTTCACCTGAGCCTCGTGAACTCGCTCTCGCGAGGAGCCAGATCCCTTACGGGAT